AAATAATGGAAATGATGAAAGAAGATGAATTATTAAATTTTTTGCCAAAATATGATGACGGGTTCTTTGTTTTTTGGTCTTCTTTTATAACCTGTAATTTTTTACTACTTGGTGTTTCATTCAACAACTCATCAACTCTACCAATAACCCAATCGTAGTCTTTTTTTTCTTTTTTTAGTTCTGGGAATAACTTTAAAACAGTTTCTTCACCAATACCCTCTAAACCCGATATATTATCAGATGAATCACCAGCAATAATTTTAATTAAACCAACGTTACCATAATGGTAATCGAAATAATTTTTAAAATTATCGATATTAATAACCGCTTTTTTACCATAGAGGTATACTTTGGTATCATCGGAGATTAATTGTAGTAAATCACGATCATTGGTATAAATCATTTTATTTTCATTTGGTGAATTTCTAACATAATGTGCAATACCATCATCGGCCTCACAACCATCAATTTCAACCTGTCTAATGAAAATCTCTTCTAAATACTGTTTAATTCGTAATCTTTGTCGATCTAAATCGTGTCTTTCATCGATAGACACTTTATCGTTTCTATTTTGTTTGTAGTATGGATAATAACCCTGTCTGTATTGTTTTGAATTCTCACCTTCCCAAAACACAACCACTTTTGTTATACCAAAATCTTGGTAGAATCTTTTGATTGTATTAATGAAGTGGAAGATGGCGCCAACACTACCGTTTTTGGTTTGTACTTGTTTGGCGCCATGAAACCCTTGTTTTAATAAGGCTTCCCCATCAATCAACAGGCAGTTAATCCTCGTCCGAGTAGGCGATTTTCTGTTTAACTTCATATTCTTCAAGTTCAAATGTTTTATCACCTATCTTTTCAGCCCAATATTCGGCTGTTTCTTTTTTATATTTTTCTAGAGCTGCTTTATCATCTCTTCTGTCACTTGTAATGAAACCATGTGGTGTTACAATGATTTGTGAGTCAGCAAAACCAAGTCCGTTAATGTGATTTTTATCAACAGTGACTTTAGTTCTTGTTGCGAAATTGATCTTACGACCATTCTTAGTTGCATCAATTTTAGAAATACCACCATCAGCTTCGTTACCAAAACGGAATACCAATGTGGCTGCTTGGTAGATAGCCTCACCACCCTTTGGTTTCATTTTTGGTTGACCCATTGGTGAATCTGGTAATTTAACCCAAGGTAAGTTACAAACAACCAAACCAGCCAAGTATGGTGATGTTTCTTTACGAGTATTATTAATTCTTTGGTTGATACCCATATTGATTTTTTCAGCCAATACACCTGCGGTATGTTGTTTACCACCTTTACCTTCCCAAGTCATTTTACATGGATACAGAGCCAACCGAATCCCAGAAGAAACAAACATCATACGGTAATTCACCTTTGTCTTGTTTGTCCATGATTTCGTTGATGTAATCTGTAACTTGTTCAATATAGTTGAAATCGTCACGATACAAGAAAAACCCTTGCCATTCACCCTCGTCATCTTTATAGATGTCCATTCCCATTAATTGACAATGCTCAAAACTCCATTTTTTCTCGGTAACCAAAAACACTGGTAAAATACCACGTCTTTGGGCGTCAACCGCTGATGAAATTAATGCGCTAGTTTTACCAGTGTTTGTATGACCTAGCAACATATTTATGTGACCCATGCAAGGGCCTGGAACACCAGATGCCTCTAAAAACGCCTCACCACAATTTAAGAATAAATCGGGTTTGTATTTTGTTGTTGTGCTCATTTTCTTCTTGAAATCATCAAAAGAAAATTCTTTTTTTCTTAACTGCCATTGTATATAATATGTTTGTTTTTAATTAAAAAATAAGAGCATGGACACCAACTAAGACAATATGCCCAAGTATCTGTCCATGCTCAATATGTTATTTTTAGAACGGTAAATCGTCAACGTTAAGTGTAACGGGCTCAGAACCACTTTCTTGAGTGTCATCAGAATTTGTTGGCTCTGGGGCTGAATAACCACTTTGTGCTGGTGGTGTTGGTGTGCTATAAGCGCCAGCGCCCATATCATCAACTTTAGCTACAAATTGCTTAGATTCGCTATCCCAAATAGGTTCGCCACCTTGTGCAACAATACGCAAGAACTCAACTGGTTTTTTCTTCCAAACGTCTCTCCATGTCATTTCGTTTGACAACCATTCGGTAGCTTGTTCAGCATCCGCACTCAATGGAGTTGGGTCTTCAAGCATAATTTGAGAAACTTTTGTGTAATTTTTAACCGTATCACGTACAACGCTAATAACGATATCACGACCTAAATCATCTGGACGGTAAAAAGCACCAGAACCAGGGTTTTTGTCATTTAATCGGTTCATCAATGGAACTTAATTTATCCATGATACCAGAACCATCTTTTACTTTAGGAAATCTCCAGAATTTAACACCCTCATGCTCTTTACCACGTTCGATACCTTTTACAATGTAAAATTCACGTGATTTGTAAGGCATTGCGATTTTTCTGTCTTCATCATCGCCAGTGTTCATGTAAATCTTGTACATGTCATTTAGAGGTGACTCTTCACCATCTTGTGATGGGTCGTACAATTTACTCCAATTTTTACCAACTTTAAGATTGTGGAATTTTCCAATCTCATACCATTTCCCATTTTGGTCTAACGGTAAAACCCTAAATACTCTTTCACCAGAATTGACTTTTTCGGGCAAAGCTAAAGTGAAATACTTACTAAGATCCACTTCTTTTCGCTCCGAACCTTGTCTAACGGTCTTTGCTTTTTCGTAATCTGCCAGTGTGTTTTGAACGGCTTGATTCCAATCGATGTTTTTGTAATCCATAAAATTTATTTTTAAGTTTATGGTACAATATTACGAAAGGTTTTCTAAAAAGTCAAGTGCCGAGTAAAAAAAATTAAAAAATACTTTTGTAACGCTTAACACCAAACGCCAGCAAACCCTTTGTAACTGAACCCATTCCACTATCTGTAACGGCAGTCAATGTGATTTTTTGGATTGGGCATTCAAACATACCAATCATCGATAATTCGATACCTGGTACACCATTTAATGTTATTGTTATAGTATCGTTTGTGTTACCTAATGTTAAAAACCCGTAATAAGATATGGTATATTCAGTCGTATCAATAGACTCAATACTATCACCAATGGTTGCCAATTTGGTTGTTACTAATTCTTGTTGTTTACCTGCGCTAATCATTTTATCTATTCATTAATTGATTTGGTTGTGGTGCATAAAAGCTATCTCTAACCGCACCATCATTATAATCAGCCATTAAATTGTCTAACATTGACATTTTGTTTGGTTGATTTTCTAAGTCTGTTTGTGTTTTAACACCTTCACCGTTATTATACTGATCGATACTTACATTAAATGGGTATGAATCTTTAGATAACGCTTTTCTTCTTTCAGCTTCTGTTGGAGGTCTCATTAATTCAACTTGTTTTGCTAACATTTCCATTTTACCAATAAGTTCGCCCATTTTACTCATATTATTGGTTAAATTGTCAACTTTACTCATAATACTATCCATTTTAGATAGATTACCCTCAATTGAACTTATCTTACCTTTGATCTCATTTGTATCATTAACCAAATCTGTTACATCGATTTCGGTAACGTCTTCATCGGTAGCTACATCCTCAGTTCCATCTGTTGCTGGGGCTTCTGTACCCATATCTTGAGCGTTTAAATCCTCAGTACCATCAGTAACTTCAGTTCCATCTGTCGCTGGAGACTCCGTACCGTCAATAGCGGCATCAGCTGGTGGTGCATCATCAACTGGTGCATCCTGAGCTGGAACTTCTTCCTCAGCCTCATTATAAAATCTATAAGCACCCTCAGATAAAGACATCTTATCTTGGTAAGCTATAATCGTATTGAAACGTTTAATTTCGTTCTCTAATATTTTATTTAATTTACTCATCTCAAAAATGTTCTATTTGAATTGCTTATTGGTGATTCCTCTCTTAACAGTTCTCTACCGTCTTCAAGTACTAATTTTTTTTCAATTAATTTTCTTTCGATTAGACCATCAGCTGTTTTAACATAGCAAATACCTGTTTTTAAATCACATACCTCTTCACCAACACTTAGGTTCCTCATTTAAAAATTCGTCTATTTTTTTGTTTAAATTATCCATAAAATAGTTTTCTTATAAATATCTAGGTTTTTAATAAAGTTAAGCAAAACTTTTTAATTTTGAGTCCATTGAGTTATACAGTGCGTCACCTTTTGCTGGATGAACTGTGCATAACGAAACATTACCAATAACGGTAAAATCCAGCGTTTTTATATACATTAATGTAGTTATTTATTTTATTTTGCCAATAACATTGCTG